ATTTCAAAAGGATATTTTAAGGGTTTATTATTTTGTTGATAGCAATCTAAAAATTTTAAAAACAAAAAATATCTCGATCACACCACCCAATGAAAAGCCTGAAAGGAGGTTTATATGCCAATAGACAATCGCAAAGATAAGACTGGCGGTCGTAAGCCCGGAGCAGGACGTCCCAAGGGCTCTAGGAACATTAACTCTATGGCTTCTGTAAGGAAGTTAGAAGAGCTCAACTTTGACCCTATAGAGATGATGGTAATTAAATACAAGGACATACAAAGCAAGTTGGAGAGTGGTAGTATCAGAGAAGGTTCTGGTGCTTATGCTCAACTAATTGCTACACAAGGAACCCTGATTAATAATCTAATGCAGTACGGTTATAAGAAAATCCCTGATAAGGTCGAGCAAGAAATTACAGAGAAGCGGCCTATCTCTATCTTACTAACTGACTCAAAAGATAATAAGGAAAATTAACCATGGGTAAAGAGAACGAATGGCATCTATCTAAAAGCGTACCAATGACACTAGTTATGGCTGTAGTTATACAGACCTTTGGTGTTGTATGGTTCGTATCAAACCTAGAATCAAACGTTAACGTCAATGTGCGTGATATTGCTCGTCATGAGATTCGTATTGCTAAACTCGAGGAAACACAACAACAGATGGCTATCCTTAATGCTCGTATAGATGAGAATATTAAGGCTATAAGAATAATGATGGAAAAGATGGAAATCGATCGAACTACACCAGACCCTAGAGGCAGGTAGCTACAATGATTGATCCTCTAACCGCTCTTAGTATTGCCTCTACAGCAGTTGGACAAATAAAACAACTAATGTCCGCTGGTAGAGATGCCTCTCAAGCCATGTCAAAGTTCGCTGGAGCTTGGAGTGATATAAGCTATGCAGAAAGCAAGGCTAAAAATCCTCCTTGGTATAAATCATTTTCAAGTAGTGCAGAGAAAGAAGCTTTAGATATCTTCACTGCTAAAAAGAAAATGTTTGAGATGAAAAAGGAAGTTGAGACCATGATCGCTTTTATTCATGGCCCTGCTGGTTTAGAAGAGTATAAAGAGACTATTAGAAGAGTTAGAGATCAGAGAAGAAAACACGAGTATAAGAAGGCAGAGATTAAACAAAATATAGTTAATTTTATTATTGGTAGCGTGGCAATACTAGGAATAGTTTCTATGTTTGGAGGGGGCGTCTATTTGTTCGGTGTTCACCAAGGGACATGGTAGTCTGTTTACTCGTATTTATGAACTTTAATCATGCGTGGATAAATGGTAGAGGTAACCAGTTATTTAAGTACTGCTACTATGACTGCGGAGGGCCAAAGAATGGTGGTTCATATGACAAGGTGTATAGGCTTGGGTATAACACTCACTGTTATCAGGAGATAACCTTTGCAGATAATAAAGAGAAAAGATAAGTATGTCATTTATGATGACAATAATAAAATAGTTATCATTACAAGCAACAAGAACTTAGGAAAAGCTTATGTACAAAACAGGACCATCAAAAAGTAAAAGTAAATCCAAGGCAACACCTAAGGGCTACCACAAGATGCCCAATGGTAAGATTATGAAGGGTGCAACCCATAAAAAGAGTAAGAAGAAGTAATGACAAATATTAGTTTACATGAGAAACAGTCAGAAGTTATTAGAGATTTATTTGTAGATCATAAGTGCAGGTACTCTGTAGTGAATGCTAGCCGGGGCTTTGGTAAGTCCTACCTAGCAGCCACAGCAGCTATCCTAGCAGTACAAGAGCTTATGCAGTTAGATGACAACATACCAAACAAGAATGTTGCCCTAATCGCCCCTACCTACTCACAGGCAGTAGATATCTATTATCCCCTGATTGCATGGCAACTAGGTATGGAAGACTATGCCGACAAGTCCTCTAAGGCTGCTGGTACGTTCTGGTTTCCAGGTAATGTACAGCTTAAGCTATGGTCTTATGAGGCCTCCCAACGTATGCGTGGTACTGGACAGTACTTCGTGGTAGCCGATGAGGTTACTTCTTGGAAGGGCGCTGGTATGAACCTCAAGGAATCTTGGGAGTCTATCATCCAGCCCTGTGTAAGTACACGCTGGTCCCCTAAGAGGGCAAAAGAACTAGGCTCCCTAGCAGGTCGAGCCCTTATTATAAGTACCCCTAGAGGGTATGACTACTTCTATGAGATGTATAACAGACAAGATTCTGACGATAGCTGGAAAAGCTATACCTACACTTATCACGACTCTCCCTTCCTCGATGAAGAAGAAATCAGTAGAGTTAAACTGACCCTAGACCCTCTTAAGTTCGCCAGAGAGTATACTGCAAGCTTCGAAGACTCTGGTAACAATGTATTCTATACATTTGATCGAAAAGAACATATTAACAAAGACCTACCCTACTTTGATGACGGTGAAGACGTCCATGTGGCTATCGACTTTAACGTTGGTATTATGGCCTCAGTAATCTTCGCTATCAGAGGTGGACAGATACACATCTTAGATGAGATGCAAGGACACCCTGATACAGAGACCTTGGCTAATGCTCTTAAGGAGCGTTTTAGAGGACATAACATTATCTCCTACCCTGACCCTAGTGGTCGTGCTAGGAAGTCCTCTGCTGCAGTAGGTACTACAGACTTTAGCCTACTACAAGGTGCGGGTATAGCTACACGAGCACATAACAAGGCACCGCCTATCATTGACTCTGTTGCTGCTGTTAATAAGAAGTTCAAGAATGCTGCTGGTGATGTAGACATGTACATTCATCCCAAGTGTTCTAACACGATTAGATCCTTAGAGCGTACTCAGTGGATTGAGAGCAATCCTGATACGGCTACAATTGATAAAAGAGAGGGCGTAGAGCACTGGACAGATGGACTCCGTTATGCAGTGGAGTACCTGTATCCTATTCGCTCAGGTTCAAAAGTAACAACAAGAGGCTTTGGCTTCTAAAAAGAAGATTAAAAGGAATACTACAATGGCACAAATCGATAAATTCACCGCCTTCCTAAAACCCGGAAACTCATGGGTCATGGAGGGTAATAAAAAAGTAGGACAAAAGAAAAAGGGCTCTACTGTTACTAACACATCTATTTCGGGTCGTGCATCAACTTCTCGTTCAGGCCGCAAGATCGCTAGTAACTCTGGCAAAGGTGGAGGCGGTAGCGCGTCTAAGGCACCTACCGTAAAGAGTTCAGCTAAGAACGTAGTAAGCCGCTTAAAGTCAGGCAACGTTACAGGCGCTGTGATTTCTGCTAAGAACCTCGGTAGAACTACAAAAAAAGCTGTAACAGGTGCAGCTAAGAGTGCTGCAAAGACAGCAAGCTCTAAGGTTAGCCTAGCTAAAATCAAGTACAAGCCTAAGTTGCGTGATGCAAAAGAGTCAGCCTCAAGCACCGCAAAGTCGTGGGGTTCCGCTGCGCAGAAAGCCGCTATCAAGAAGCTTGCGGACTTTAACCGTGGCAAGAAACGAATGGGGTCAGCTGCAAAGAAAACTATAACACGTAAGGCGGTTAAGTACGGTCTTCGTAGTGGTTCTCGCTACGGCGGGAATAGTGGTAAGTAATAATAAATAAATAACAGTAACAGACAAGTATTATTCTAGTATTAAATAACACTAACTTTTATTTACCCATCTGAGGATCGGTAGAGAGGAAACAAAATGGCACGTTCTAGAATTAATTCTGCCTCTAAAGATCTTATTGATGATAATGGCGCTGTCCTTATCTCGGTGGTTGAAGGCGAGCAAATACAGATGGACATGACCCTGAACTGGCTCACTAGCCTCCAAAACTATACTGTAACGGTAAAAGTTGTAGAGGCAGACATGGCGGGTGTAACAGCGGGGACATACCCTACAGTAAAGAAGTCAGGTGGTCAGGTAACAACCTTGACTACTATTGACGCTACTGTTACTGATAATACTTTTAAAATCGTAATTCCAGAGAATCTTATTGACAGCTGGACTACACAACCAACTCCACAATCCCCCACTTATGGCTGGATTGGTGTAGAAGTTAGAGACCCCGGTGTAGGCTCGGCTCAACAGATTTGGAAACCCTTTCGTGGACTAGTTGAAGTCCTTTATAGTCCTTCTGAGGAGGTGTAACGATGCCCTCTTATAAGGTAAATGTATCCAACAATAATATCACAGTAGACACAAGCCCCATTAAACACGAGACTAAAGTTACTACTACAGAATACGCTACTTCCTTATCTAGGGTTGGAGGCCAAGGTTCCAAGGGTGACTCCATTAGCAACGTTACGCTCAATGCAAACAGTGAGATTGTAGTTACAGTAAGTACCTCCGCAGGATTAGTTTTAAACACATACAACCTCGGAACCCTAGCAGGAACTATTAATCTTGATGAGCTAGAGGATGTTAGCCTTGCAGGTATTATTGACGGTCAAGTAATACAGTATGATTCAGAAACCAGCACCTACGTGCCACACACCCTGACCACTACTAGTATGACTGACATTGATAACACCAACAAGACAGATGGGGCTGTTCTTCTCTATGATGGAGTGAGCAGTAAATATAAAGCAACAACACAACTAAACAACGCAAACACTTATATGATTGGAGGGTCGTTCTAATGGCTACTAAAATTCTTCTTAAAAAGTCCGTAACAGGCGGAGCTGCCCCACTTTCTGGTGACATTGATGCGGCGGAAATCGCAATCAACCTAGTTGACCGTAAAATTTATACTAAAGACAATAGCGGTGCTATTATCACACTAGACGGTGCTTATGTAGACTCCACTGCCCCCGGCAATCCGGCTGAAGGTGACCTGTGGTATGACACAACAAATAACCTGCTTAAGGCTCACAATGGCTCTGCCTTTGTCTCTGCTGGTTATGCTAACCTCTCTGAATTAGATGATGTTACTATCACCGCTATCGCTGATGGTGAACTTCTTCGTTGGGATGGTGCTTCGTTTATCAACAACACTCTGGCTGAAGCTGACATCCAACCAGCGTCTACAACTGTAGCAACAGTTCAGGCTCAAGACCTAGACATGGGAACTAATAAAGTTCTCTTTTCTAACATGTATGCTGACGCTGCTGCACTACCAAGTGCTTCTAGCTACCACGGTATGTTTGCCCACACCCACAATGTAGGTAAAGCCGTATTCGCTCATGGCGGCGCATGGCACACACTATTGGACGAAACTTCTTCAGATACAGATGATTTGTCTGAAGGTGCAACCAACCTGTACTACACAGATACTCGCGCACAAGCGGCCATTACTGGTGGCACAGGCGTAGATGTAACCGCTGGTGCAGTCTCTATCGGACAAGCCGTAGGTACAACTGATAACGTAACATTCGGACAAGTAACTACTAGTCTTATCGAGGGTGGTTCTACAATCACTATCGATCCAGCTGGCCTTGGTGACAATACAGGTACAGTAGTTATTGCTGGTAACTTGACTGTTAACGGTACAACTACTTCTGTAAACTCTAATGAAGTTAACATTGGTGATTCTATCATCTTGCTTAACTCTGATGAGGCAGGAACACCATCACAGAACGGTGGTATTGAGATTGAACGTGGTACTTCTGCAAACAAGTCCTTTGTTTGGAATGAGGCAGATGATGCGTGGGATCTTGCCAACGAGACTCTACAAAACGTAACACTCGATGGCGGAACCTACTAAGCCCGTACAATCACTCAAGGCGCTCCTCTATAGGAATGTCCTCCTCACACATAGGAAATCAGCCCAATGGCAACTAAGATTATTCACAAAAAATCTTCGGTAGCAGGTAGTGCTCCCTCGTCAAGCGACATAGCTCCCGGCGAATTGGCACTTAATCTAGCCGACAAAAAAATTTATTCAAAACAAACAGACGGTACTATCATTGAAATAGCTAGCTACTCCGATGCTAATGTAAACACCCACCTCAACACAGGCACAGCCAACACTGGGGAGGTCTTATCATGGACTGGCACGGACTACGATTGGGTTGCTTCGAGTGGTGCCGGGGGTTCAACGAAAGAATACTTCGAATCTATCATAGATGGAGGAGCGTCCGCCACAGCATATGATTTATTTTCTCATGTACTAGAAGGTGGTTACTCAGCTTCAGTTTATGACGCAAGTACAGGAACCGCAAGTGGTGGGAACGCTACCTCAACTTATGGTAGTGCAAATTTTATTGATGGAGGTTTAGCATAATGTCAAATAAAATACAATTTCGCAGAGACACCTCTGCCAACTGGACAAGTACCGACCCCACCCTTTCACAGGGTGAACTTGGATATGAGACAAATACTACTAAATATAAGATTGGCGATGGAACTACCGCCTGGACTAGCTTGGCATATAATAGTACTAGCTACTCTGATGCTGATGTAGACACCCACCTTAACACAAGCACAGCCACAACTGGCGAGGTCTTGTCATGGTCTGGTACGGACTACGACTGGATTGCTGCGGGTGGTGGTGGTGGTGCTGACCTTTATACTGCTAACGAGGTTACGCCTACAGCACAGCCAAGCGCCACTGGAACTAATGCAATCGCCATTGGTGATAGTGCAGTAAGCACTGGTTCCAGA